ACCGCCTGAGCAATGATAGTACCGTCGTCAAGCATTTTGACTTCATTACCCTGGGCGTCGAGCTTGGACGCGCCAGGAATGGGCTCCCACTCCATAGCAACCCGCTCCCAGGTATCCGGAGTGCCGAGCACCACGTCGCCGCCCTCCATGTCGTACGGGATCTTCCAATCTTCCCCATCACCCAAGCAGGCAATGGCGTAATCCATGTAGACGTAGACTTCAGGATAGTCTACGTCATCTTCGTAGCGCGAACCCTTGCGGTACGACGCCATGACCGGCTGTGCCATCTGGGCCATCATCGCGACGTCTTCATCCTCATCGTCTTCTTCGAGGAGGTCGAGGTCTTCGAGGGCTTCGCATACGGCATCACATACCATGTCATTGAGCGTCTGCAGCGTGAGTGCCTTCATTTCTGACGGCATCTCCTCACGCTCTTCAAATACTTCGCTACTATCGTCATCGCCATCCCCATCGTCACCCTCTTCGTCGACACCCAGCGCTTTCATGTACTCACCCATTTTGGCGTAGTACATCTTGGTATGCTGGTACATCGCCTTCATGGTTGCCATGTCGCTACTCCGGTGACGACGACCGGCCTTGATAGCAAACGGATCGAACGGCTCTTCGCCCTTCGTTTCCTGACGCCATTCTGCAGGCAGGGCATCTTCCATATCCTTGCGCTTGGCAAGTGCGGTGAGGCGCTTCTTGAACGTCTCAAACGTCTCATCACCGCGGTACCGTCCCCAAGACGACACCGCATCCTTCACGTCTTTCGATGTCATGACGGGGAACGCCCGCTCTTCAGGAAACACAAAGTCGCTATCTTCAAGCTCGGTTCGGCGTACGCCGCCATATCGCTCTGCCATGTCTACTCCTCCTCAAACAGTTCTGCGTCAAGCAGATCGATCGGTGCGCCACGCCCAATCTTCTTGATGTAGATCTCCAACTGATGAATTGCGGGCCATTGTTCCTTGAGCAAGTAATCACCTGCAAGGGTCGCGGTACCCTCATCTTCTGGACTGGCGTTGACAATCTCCTGCAGGCTTGCCGCTACCGCCTTCTCAACGTCGAGTGCCACGCGCAAAGCCTCCAGGTAGCCGTTGAGCTCGGGAGGGGCTGCAATGGGTCGCATCCGAACAGCACCGCGCAACCTGGCGTAATCCATCCACGCTTTGGCGTGCATTTGTTCTTCACCTGCTGCATCGTCTGCCCAATCGCGTAGCCCTTCGAACCCGTTGGCGTCAGCCCACGATGCAATCTGCGCGTAGGCGTGCGCCGCGTACTGCTCAGCGTTGATATGTCGGAGAAGGAGATCAAACATCGTCTAGCTCCAGAAGGTCAAGTTCAAGTTCGGTGACGCTCTTGCCCGCTTTGGGTCGTGGGCCAAACTCTCGATAGAAGTCGCGCATGGCGTTGAACGCTTGCTCCGCTTCAGTCGATGCTGAAACAAGTGCTGCTCGTAACGTCGGGATACTTCGTCGGAGTGCCGGAAGGTCCATTTGTGCGTTGATATCTGGGTTTCGCTTCCGGCTTGCCCGAGCTTCTAGATCTTTAATTCGGTTTTCTACGTTGCGAAGTTCTGTTTCGGCACGATCACGCTTGGCGTTTGCCGCGTCTCGCTTGTCTCCGAACGCCATCAACTGACGATCGTACTGACGCTGTGTCATCTTGGGCTTTGCTGCAGGCTTTACCGCTTCTGCCTTTGGCTTGGCTGCAGGTTTCGGTTTCGCCTTCTCCCGTGCAGCCCGTCGCGCTTCCTGCTCCCGAAGTTTCTGTTCACGGAACCGCGCCTCGGCTGCTTTGTCTCCGTACACCGGAACTTGCTGCCCCGATCGCATCGTCATAGTACGGATAATGGGAGCACCACCAAACTCCTCTGCCGGTTTCGGTGCCGCGGGTGCTGCGGGTTTGGGTGCAGGAGCAGGAGCAGGAGCAGGAGCGGGTGCCGCCTTGCGACGCTCCACCGCTTCACGCAACCTGCCAGCGCGTACATCACGCTCCGCTTGGCGTTCCGCTCCAGCCGTTTTGGCCTTCTCACGCGCTTCCGCAGGGCTTGCACCACCGGAACGCGCTTGGCTATAGGCTGCACTGTAGGCTCGTCGCCGTGCCGTGCGTCGTCCGTGGCTTGCCTGATTGTGCTTGCCGTGCTTGATCGCCTCGTCGAGCAGATCCATTGCTACGGCTTCCAGGTCTTTGGTTTCACTACTCGTCATCACGGGTGCACCATCCTCTGGCAATCCAGATCGGCGCTTGCGCCGAATCAATCGCAACCGTTGCGCCTCGGTGAGTTTCATGGCTCGCGCTTTGGGTAGGCACTTCGGGTAACGCTGCCGGTACTCCTCCTGGCTCATGCCCTCCGTGGGGCGCCCGCATACCTCGTACCCGCCGCCGTCTTTCGGCCTGCTGATGTCAACCCACTCCTCAGCGAACCACTCCCGAAGATCCTTTGTGGCACTGCGCCACGTGCCGCCCTTCATCTTGTAACGACGGGCCGCCCACGCATTGGCGTAGGCCGAGGGGTACACCCTGAACTTCTTCTTGGCTTCGCGGATCGACTCTGCCCAGAGTTCCGGATCGGTTGGGTCGTTGGCCTTTGCCTCACGCGCTACAATCGATTGCGCCCATCGGTAGCCCGCGTCACCTCCCCACAGTCCCCACGCCTGTTGCCACTTGCTATCCTTGACCGGCTGCGTCGTTGGCTTAGTACCACGGTGTCGATCGAAGAACGCTTTCATGCGACGCACAATCGGCATTGATACCGATCGACCATTGGCCAGGTCACGCGCTCGTGCAATACCCACTGGCGTACCAGCGCGATTACTCGGCGGTTGATCGGCTCGCTGCTCAAGTGCGCGTCGTGCAGCCGCTTGCACGGCTTGAGGAGGGGTGTAACTTTCCGCTTTGGTTTCTGGTTTAGGAAGCCTGACAATGTTGCCCGCATTGTCAAACTTGGCAATACCTAACTGGATGGCGCGTACCTGCTCACGCAGGCTCAGCCCACGCTTGTTCTTCTCCCAAAGATCAAGCGCCAACGTCAATTCTTCGCGCTCTTGCTTCTCAGCCTCTGCCTTCTGTTTTTCGGCTTCGGCCTTCTGCTTCTCTTCGTCCTTCTTCCCGCCTCCGCCTCCGCCGCCCTTCTTCTGTTGCTTCTTCTCTTCGGCTTCGCGCTTCTTGGCTTCGCGCTCCGCCTCTCTAGCTTGCTTGCTCGCTTCCCGTTCGGCACGTGTGCCCATACGATCAGACGCACGAGAAAGCGCGTCCAAGGCTTGACGCGTGTTGCCGGTTCGGGCTGCGTTGGCAACCGACTTGCCGTCGCCTGTAGCGCGGAAGTTGCCGTCGCGATCCTTCTCGACCAATCCCAGGTTAACCAGGCGCTCCGCTTTGTCCGCGTCGAGTTGCCCGCCATCGGCAAACGCTTGCAAGGCCCCAAGGGAGTCTTTGTCTAACCCTCGGCCGGCCTGCTCAATCTCGTTTGCCGTTTGCGCCGCTACTTCTTCTGGGCTTGGGCCCGCGGGTGCTTTGGGCTTGCCTGCACCAGGCTTCTTGCCTGCAGCTTTGGCCTTCTCCCACCGTACCAGCGCGGCATGGCGTGCACGCTCCTGTGGCGTCATGGGCTTACCGCTACTCGGTGCCGTCGCTGCAGCCGGTGCCGCTGCCATGTCTTCCGACGCCTTGGCTTCAGCGGGAAGGTTGCTTAGGCTTGGCGTTTCCCGCGCCCAACGCCGCGCCCACGGTTGCCCGCTCGCAAACGCCCACCGATATTGCTTCTTGCTTACGAACGGCACAGCGTTACCTCATCAGAGTAGCGGTGCCGCCGGGGTGCCGATGGCGATTATTGGCTATAGGATAGGATACCACACCACGCTTGTCAACTACGATTATGGTGCTCCCGCTTCTTCTCCGCTTCGCCCCGTTCCACCTTGGTTGGGATAGCGCGTGGCAGGTCGTGCAGTTCCTCCCACGCCCTGAGCAATTCAAGCAGCGCGTTGCGTACGCGCATGGCTTTAGGATCTGGCGTACTAGGTGAGTCCACTGCTCACCAACCATTCCATCATCGCACCCACCGCCAGGCGCTCAGCATCATTGTCCTGTGTTTCCTGTGCAATCCGCTCGACCGTGAACCAGCCGGTTTGCTCGTGGTAGCGTGCCTGTTCGCCCTGCTGTCCCTGTACCAGCGTGGCATAGCGCGTGTCGTTGCTCACCGTGAACGGGTCGCCATTTACCTGTTGCCAGGCGTTGCGTAGTCTGTTGGTACGCGGGTAGGGTACTTTGATGCGTCCATCCCGAAGCATGGCAAAGAACGCCCGCCGCTGCTTCGCCGTCTTGAACGGCTGCGGTCGACCAGGCTCAGGAGGGTAGTAGCGTGCACGCGGAATGACGCCCTCCTGGGCCACGGTGTCCGCGATGCGCTTCTTGAGCTCGTTGTTGGGGATGCCCTCCAAGTTGCGCTTGATACGCTCAATGGCGGCGTGATCCGCGGTTATCTGGATCGTAAAACCCATTCCACCCTCCGGTATACCGTATGGTCGCCTACCAACGTGGGGCACTCCGTGCAGTGTGGCTCGCTGCCCATGGTGCGTGTGAGCACGCCTGAACCGTCGCCGTTGTCACGAATCGAGATCCGACACTTACAGTTGCCTAGGCATTGCTGGTTGCCAGGAATGAGACGATCGGGTATCTCCCAGTCACCGTAGCGCCGTTCCCAGTAGGTGCGACGAACCGAACCGGCATACAACGCTGCACGCGCTGCCACCTGCTGTTGACTCATCAGGTACGCTACCACACCGCCAACGATGGCGTACTTCTTCGCATCTTCGATAAACCGATCGAGGTACCCAAGTTCCTGGGCTACAATTTTTTTGAGCCGTTCGCGGTCTTCCTTGGGGAGGGCACGATCACCAACCAACCCGCTCAACCACTGGCGTACTTTCCCGCCGAAGTTGCGCTCGGCTACCGATGCCCACACGGCTGCACTATGACCGGCTGCAATGGCCCGCGCCATCTCGCGTCGGAACCCCTCCCAATCACGAGCCGTAGCGTACCGTTGCACAATACGCTCAATCTCCGCTTGGGTAAGGGCTGCAAGGCGATCAGCGGTGCTCATGTTCGCTCCTCCAGTGCCCACCGTGCCCACCGCAGCGCCTCAGCTTCTACCGCGTCGATGGCATCGGTAGCGCGTGCATCAGAGGCTGGCGTTGGCTTCGATTGTGCCTTGAACGCGGCGTACACGTCTTCAACCGTAGTGGCCGTCTTGAGAGCCGAGCTAATCGCCGCGTGCTGCTCAGGGTCAATGACGTCACTCTCGAACGTTACCGACGCCCTGCCGTTGCGCTTGAGCGACTTGATCGCCTTGCGCTCCCAGCGCTTCACCTCTTCCTCCACGGTTGGCATCTCTTCCGCCGGTTGCTCTTCCGCCGGTGCTGCCATCGCTTCAACAGGTGCTTCGGGTGCCGCTTCCATGGGTGCTTCTGCTTCGGGTGCCTCGCCCACCTGCTGCTCGGAGAGGAGCGCCGGAATGGTGGAGGCCATCGGCATTCCCTTCTTCATTTCGTCAAGCAGCATCAAGCCGCGGTAATCGGGCAGCGCGTCATAGTGTGCCAACGCTCGCAATTCGTTGACCGTGAGCACTGGCGAGTAGGTTTTGAACTCGTTGAGCTCCTGATCCACGTTGCGCGGCCTGATGTCGTCAAACGTGATGCGGAGGTCTTCGTCATCAATCCAGTAGGGTGCAGCCTGGGCGTTCATGTCTTCCATCAGCATGACCAGTTTCGGCCATACCGCGGTTTCAAGCATGGTGGCTTTGGCACCGTCACTGTTGGCTCGTGTGGCGTCTTTGTCCCAGTAGCCGTCAGGAATACCAAACGCACGGCTGATCTCGGAGCGTGCGAACTCGCGCCCGCTTAAAAACTCCATGTCTTTCTGGCTTCGGTCGAACGCTGTCCACGCCAGGTCACCAGCGCGTGCCACACCCACGCGACGCTGCCCGCTACCGAAATAGTCCCAGATCTGTTGCCTGATGACGTCCAGGTCACTGTCAAGCGTGTCGCGTGGCACGCTAATCATGCCGCTTGGTGCAGCGTTCTCACGTGAGAAGAAGTTCTTGTTCCAATTGCGCATGGCCAGGTCACTATCCACGGCAACCATGGCAGCGGCAAGTGGAGAGAGCCCACGCCGAGGGTCAAAGACGTTCGTGAGCCTGCTGTAAACGATATACTTGCTCTCAATGGTGAGAGGTGGCCGGTCGATGCCCTGCGAGTAGCGGTACCCAGAGATAAACGCGCCCGGATCTGGTATCGGCTCGATTGACCAGGGTGGCACTGGCCATATCTCTGCTAACTGCCCACCAACAGGACGCAAGAAGAGGTATGCTTCGCCTGTCAGCATGAGTGACCACGACCAATAGGCCATGAGCGATGCACGCCCGAAAAAGGGGTTGGGTTGCTCCCAGAGCCGTTCAAACGGGTGGTTCTCGACCTCCTCTTCGCCTTCGTCACTCACGCGCTTGCGAATGACCAGGCGTGCAGCACTGATCTCGCCTGCGATGGCGTTGCACGCGCTATACACCCACACCGATTGCACCGCGGTGCGAGCGTTGCGGAGATCCTGCTGTTGCTGGTTGGTGCTCTGGGTAAGCCCGGCACCCTGACCACCGAGATCTGGCCAGCCTGTCCAGGAGATAGGCCCGGGTGATCCCAGACGGGAGGGTGGGTAGAATTGTCCCGGCTCTGGAGGCTTGGCCTTGACATTCTGCCAGAGGCTCAGGGTGCGATCAATCCACGATGCCATCTATCGGTACCTCCCGGCTCGGTAGCCTGCCTGCATGGCACTCCACGCCACGACCAGCACGGCAACCACCAATCCTGCCACCATGCCCATAGTATAGCACACGGTGTGAAGCACCCACAGTAATATCGCGGCGATTGCTCTCACCCAAACGCTCCCCGTGCACTATTCACCCGCCCAACGGCACTGTAGGCAAGTGCTAACGACATCACGCAGTCGTCATGCATGCCGTGTGGAGCTCCGTAGCGGGTCAACCCGCTAGGGGTGCGATCGACTTCAAACGCCTCCATCTCCCCGATAAGCGGTTCGTAGTTGAGCAGTGCCAATTCACCACGCTCCAACGCCAAGGCAAGCGCATCAATGATAGCGGCTTTACTGGCATTGGTCGTGGTGAACGGTCTCACGGGGATGCGTTCGCGGGAGAGCGTTTCAATGATGGGCTGTCCCATGGCATTGCTCTCTGCCACAACCACAGCAGCCTTCCACCGGTCGACGAGCGTACGCAACCGGCCCCGTTGCGTCTCGTACTCGACCTGGTTACTCCTGTCGATGGCCACGACCTGGCGCGTGGTAGCATCGAGCACCGTGAAGACGGTGTAGTCGTTGGAGCGTCCCCAATCGGCCCCAATGACGTACTGATGCGTTTCGATAGGCCTGGTGGTACCAGGCTCAACGGTAGCCGCGGCTCGCACGCCACGGAACACCCCGCCGCCGTCCTCGACGAACTCCGCAAGCCATTCCTGGCGGTAGGTGCGTTCGCTCACGCGCTCACGTGCCTGCGCAGCTGCCTGCTGTATCGAGCGAATCGGGTTGGCACTCGTGGGCGCTTGAAACGCTGAGAAGTTCGCTTCACCCTGCTTCCCGCGTTGCCATTCTCTCCAGAACCAGTTGCGGCCTTTGGGCGTGCTGATAAGCAGGATGCGCCCTTGCCGATCGGCAAGCGTAGGAAGAATGACGTCGGTATACGTCTCCTCACGGATCATTGCCGCTTCGTCGACCACCACCAGGTCGAACGCTTCACCGCGCATACCCACATCGTTGTCCGCGGTGTAGATGCTGAGCCTTCCCGCTCCGATGCTCACGATACGCTCGGAGCGCTTCAGTTCACCAAGAGAGCCGACGTGCATCTCCGCAAAGCGCCAAGGCGACCGAGCGTTGCGGTAGGTTGGTACCACCCAGGCAACCGCTCCTCCAGCGGCGGCACGATGCAACGCAAGCGTACCGGCCATGAGGGTTTTACCCCATCGACGCCCACACGCTACGATCACCGTGTTACTCGTTTGCAGCGCCCTCACGATCGCCGCTTGATCCTGCCGCAAGCGCGGCAGCAGCAGTGGCGTAGTCGTAGGTTTGGATCTGGATTGGCGTGCCGTTCGGCCCGCTGTGCGTGTTGCGGTTGTCATTCACCCTCCGCCCGTACTCGTCAGGGTAACGGCGCTCAGCTTTCCACGCGGCGGCCTGCCAGTTTCCATCGTTCGCTGCTGCTTCAATCTTGGCAAGCCACCCGACGAGCGCGCCACCCTCCGCCTGCTTTACTTGATCCGAAAAATCCGGATATCTGGCACGCCAATTGGCAAACGTGTCAATATCAATACCAGCATAGTTGCAGGCGTGCTGGTATGTGGCACCGATGCGGATGGCATCGAGGATCTTTTTTACGCGCTCAGGTTCGTATTTTGTTTTACGTCCTCGTGGCATTACAGTTCACCTATTGTTTGACGTATCGCCTTCTTGCCCGTTAGCGTCTCCCACCGCTTCACGATCACGTCGCAGTAGGCCGGACTGATCTCCATACCGTAGCACTTGCGGCCCAGTTGC